CAGAATCGTTAAGAACATGCTCGACTCCGACTATCGTGCTGAAGTCGGAATCAGCCAATCCATGCTGAAGGAGTTCTATACTTCTCCCGCACATTACAAGCACCAGTTCACCATTGAGCGTGAGGTCACCAAGGCCATGCTCATCGGTACTGCCACGCATCTCGCTTGCTTCCAGCCCAAGGAGTTTGATGCCAATGTTGTCATGTCCAAGAAATTCGACATGCGTAAGACCGAGGACAAGATTGCGTCCGCCAAGTTCAACGAGGAGAACGCTGGCAAGGTCATCCTCAACAACGAGGAACACGAACTGTGCCTTGGCATGGCGGAGGCTGTGCGTAGCCATTCGACCTTCTACCAAGGTTGCAACAAGGGTGACGCTGAAGTTGCCGTGTTCTCCGATGTCCTGCCTTTCAAGGACATCAAGATTAAGGGCAAGTTGGACTGGGTGAACTGGGATGAGAAGTGCGTGTTCGACCTCAAGACCACCAACGCTTGTCTCAAGAACATGTATTCGGTGAAGAATGTCATCGATGACAACATGTACCACCTGCAAGCGGCTATGTATCTGACCCTGCTGGCTCACAACGGATTTGAAGGCTTCAGATTCATCTTCATCTTTGTGGAGAAGGAAGCCCCTTATGGTGTTCGTGCGTTTGAAATCTCCGAGAAGACCTTGAAGCGTCAGATGGAGTTGCTGAACATCAATCTCGCCAACATGCAGATGTGCGTTGACCACGACATGTGGCCTTCCTACGAGGACAATATTACCACCATCGACATCTAAGCGATGAAGCAGAAACCTGCCGTGACCTTTGGGGGTGTGTACATCCCCAGAGAGGTCTTCAATGCCCAGATTAGTCCTATGGCTAAACTGCTGTATGGTGTCATCCAATGTCTGGATGGCAACGATGGGTGCTACGCCAGCAACGCCTATCTCGCAGAGGCTTGTTACATCTCCGAGTCCACAGTCAAGGAGCATCTCTCCTCCTTGGTTGAGGCTGGATTTGTGATTAGAACCGAGAATAACGGAGAGACAAGGGTCTTGCGTACCTGTGGTTCTGAGTCCATGAAGGGGGGAGCCAGAAAATCGGCTACCCCCAGCCAGAAAATCGGCTACCCCCTAGCCGAAAAATCGGCTACATATATACAAGAGAAGGATAATTCTTCAACTCAAGGACATGACCGCACTCAGCGAGAAGGATGCAATCGACACCATTGCCCAGTCCATGCGTAACGGATGGCTGGGTCTATTTCCCGCTCAGACGGCTTCCAAGGCCGTCAAGCATGTCACCACCAAGGAGGAACACTCCAATGGCTTCTAAGTGCCACCATTGCAGTCAAATGGGCAGTCCTGTCTACATCAAGGATACTGGGAAGTTCTTGGACATGGTTCTGTGCAGGAAGTGCTATGAGACCGAGTGGGCTCTCAAGCCTCCGCACAACTACAGGGAAGTGTTCAAGCAGATGAATGTCGAGTGGGTCGGTGACAATATCCATCCCGAGATGCCGTTGGCTTTCCGCAACACCGACATGGAGTTCAATGACTTCATGCGTAAGGTCAAGGCATGGGCTCCTGTCGATGGCAAGTGCGGTGTCATTCTGCATGGGCAGACTGGTCTGGGCAAGAGCAGGGCGGCTTGGTGGCTATACAATAAACTCTGGATGGATAACCATACCGACAGCATGTTCTTGCAGATGCGGAAGTTTGAAGCCAAGATTGCGGAAGGCTTTGATGAGAAGAAGCACTCCAAGGTTATTGACGCTTTGATTTCCGCCAAGGTCGTTGTTCTGGACGATTTGGGCAAGGAGCGACTCACGCCCAGACTGGAGACCGATTTGTTTGCCGTGATGGATGAGCGTACCTCTGGTCTCAAGACCACCATAATCACGACCAACTACACAGGCGAGACGCTCGTTGACAGGTTCAACAGCAAGGAGACTGGCGTTGCTTTTGTCCGTAGGCTTAGGGATTATTTCGTTGGTATTACTGCTTGACCCCAGAGGTAAAACATGTATAACATGTCCTGCGTATAGGTGCTAGTGTTCATCGTGTGGAAAACCGAAAGGTTTATTTGCCCTCATTCGTGGTTGGATGGGGGCAATTTTTTTCTCTTGACGAAACAGGCATGTCATGGTAGAACATATGTATTCTCCCAATGAATAATAACGATACGCATCACACGGAAGTCAACAACTCCGAACTCTACACCGCCATCATCAAGGCTATGGCTGAGACCAAGGACATCGTTGCGGACAGCAACAATCCTTTTCATAAGTCGAAGTACGCCAGTTTGTCGGCTCACCTGTCCGTGATTAAACCGATTTTCGCCAAGCATGGTCTGGCTATCCTCCAGATGCCCTGCTCTTCCAACAGCGTGTTCTCCGATGAGCAACTGGGCGTTGGCGTTAAGACCATCATCATCCACACCAACGGAACCAAGATTGAATCCACCTGCCTTGTTCCTGTCGAGAAGGGTGCTACTGGTCAACAGGCTGGTGCTTTGATTTCCTATCTCCGCAGATACTCTCTTGCTTCCGTGGCTGGCGTGGCTACCGATGATGACGATGCGGAGTTCGATAGGGTCGTGAAGTCCGTCCCGCAGACCACCACCAAGTACATCCCCAATGTTGCCAAGGCTCCTGCTAACGCTCCTGCTCCTGCTCCTGTTGCATCTGTTCCTGTTTCTTCTGGAGACATCGACCCTTCCATTCCTGTTCCTTTCGGTAACAACAAGGGAACGCCTATTGGCGAACTTGGACTCAAGGACTTGGAGTACTGGGCTACCAAGTGGGAGCCTCGCCCCTACGAGAAGACTGGTAAGGTTACCGCCAAGGATGCCAAGTTGAAGGCCACCGCTGTGGCTCTCTACGACATGGCTTCCAACAACACCAGCGACAGCCAAGACGAGGTTCCGTTCTGATGCCTCGCAAGAAGCCGCAGACCAAGGCGGTAGCGTTCAAGATTGTAGAGGCTTCCGCCATCCTTGGCATGAAGCCCGAAGACCTTGAACTCGCCTTGGACATGCTCCGAGAACTACAATCCAAGATGGACGCTTGGGAGAAACAAAATGGCTTACGAAAAGAAAAGTAAGGGCATATCCATGTTTAGGATTGTCGCTGGCTTATCCATAGCCAGAAATATTTCCGCTACCTTCACGCCTAAGGAACTCAAGGAAATCATCATGGAACTTGACATCAAGGTTCCTCGAAAGAATCCGTACATGGTTCCCAAGTATCTCAAAGATGCGAATCAACAACAAGAACCGACAGCCTAAACTGAAGCCCAACGCATGGACTAAGTTCGTCTTCTTCTCCGATAACCACGGAGATATGCAGGACGATGATACTGTCCTCGCATTGACACGCTTCCTTTCCGACTTCTCCCCCGACATCAAGATACATGGCGGGGATGGGTTCGATATCCGCTCCCTACGCAAGAACGCCATCGGTGCTGAAGAGTACAACTCGATGGACAGGGACATCGAGATGGGATTGGAGTTCTTGGAAAAGACCAAGCCCGATGTATACCACTACGGCAACCATGAGCATCGTCTGTTCAAGGCTATCGAGTCCTCTGGCAACGGCATCGTCCGTGACTACTGCAAGGGTGTCATTAGAGATATCGAATATACCCTGCGTAAGAACGGATGCAAGTTAATCCTGCCCTACCATGCGGAAGACGGAGTATACGAAATGGGTCCTATCTCGACCTGTCATGGCTACAGCGTCAATCAGAACAGCGTGAGAGAGCATGCCGTACACTACTCGCCCAGAGGCGGTGCTACTTTGATTGGACACCTGCACACCATCATGCAAGCCAACGCCAAGCGTCACAAGGGCGTGGTTGGCTTCTGCGGTGGGGCTCTGTGCAACAAGAAGAAAATGGGCTATGCTCACATTAACCTAAACACAAGTTCGTGGGGCAATGGGTGGCTATATGGCTGGGTCAAGGGCAAAGATTGGAAAGTTCTCCAAGCACATAAAGTTGGAGGAAAGTGGCTCGCCCCTATTGACTTTAAGTTGTACTGATGGTATCATCGCTACGATGAATAACGATACACTACAACAACGAGCAAAGGCTCTTGGTATCTCCCTTGACAGGGCTATCGAGATGACGAACCCGAAGAACTTTGACCTTACCATTGTTCCTCCCGCACCCAAGAAAAACTGCTTGGATAACCTAGACCACCACATGGTCTGCTTGAAAGGCAAGTACTACCTCAAGGTGGTCATCAACGCAAAGTGCCACTCCCGCCCTTTGTCCAGAGACCCTAACGAGGCTCGTAGGATGCGTGACGAATTCCTCAAGGAAAACAACTTCTACTCCTAACATGGACAAAAAGCAAATGCTTCTAGAGCAGATTCAACGCCTTGGCTTTGGTGCTTGGGCTGACAACGAGATTGTCAACTTCTTGGAAGATTGGACTGACACCATCCGCATCGGTGATGGTAACATGACCATCGAGCGTAACGATGACTGCAACATATATTGTCATTTTGAAAATCAGCAGGTTATGATTCGCATTCGTGCCTATGTCCAAGACCAAGGCTGGCAGACGCATGAACGGAACATCAACCTCAATCCGAAACAGTCGTGAGAAACCTCTACAAGCCTAACCGCTACAATGTGGCGAGCATCCAAGCCCAGCAGACGCTTGGCGGTGATGTGATGCAGTCTGCCGAGGATGGAGACTATGTGGAGTGGCGGGACTACAAGAGAGTCTTGAATGAAATCGAGTTGTTGAATGCTACTATCAAGTACTGGGAGATTGAGGCGAGGACAGACCACGATAGGTGGCTACGATGCCTTGAAGATGTCGAGCGGCTCCGCAAGGCTGGGGATGATATGGTTAACTCTATGGGCAAGTTCACGGAAGAAGATGACGCAGTTGAAGCGTGGCTAGCCGCCAAGGAGGGCAAGCAGTCGTGAGCAAGCCGAAGAACAGTAAGGACGCTTTGGAGTTCATCCACACGCTGGACTCTCTCGCTATCAAGAAGCAGAAAGAGGAGATTGAACGCCTCCAAGCCGAGTGCCAAGCCCGCCAAGCAGAGAACAGCGTGCTGGCAGTCGAGTGCGATACCCTCAAGGCCGAGGTCGAGCGGCTCCGCAAGGCGGGGGATAAACTCGTCTTTGCTCTTGAGGCTATGGACATCATTATGGACACGGATAGCGAACATCCCGAGGTTGCCGAATGGAACGCCGCCAAGGAGGGCAAGCAGTCGTGAGCAGTTCCATCGAGGAAGAGTTCCAGCCTCCCGAATGGTCTACCAAGGAGGAGGTCATCAAAGCCGCCCAGCACTACATCAACTATTGGAAGATTGAGGCTAGGAGCCGCAATCAGCAATGGCTTGATGCTATGGAGCGTGAGAAAAATCTCAAGGACGCTGGCAGGGTCTTGAGCAAGGAGGTCATGGTTGTCATGCTCAACGGCATGGCACATGAGGAGTTAATCAACGCCCATGCCAAGTGGAAGGACACCATTGACGGCAAGCCCAACTGGGGCAAGACTTGCAAGAAATGATTCACGAATTCAACAAGCCTATCCCTGTGAAGACGGAACTTGGCTACGGCTACCTTCTGTATGTGCAGGAGGCAGGTACATTCTGCAACGACATCTTTGCGGTTGTGCTTGAGAAGGATGGTAAAATCCGCCACATGTTGACGGATGACTTCTGCTTAATCCGCAACGACACCTTTGATATCAAGAATGAAAACGAAACCTAACTCTTCCTACGCTGGTGCTGGCGTACTGCTTGGAATCTCCGCTGAGACCATAGACATCTGTATGCCTATGCTCAAGTACATTGACGGACTCAGCGAGAAGGATAAGCAATTCTGGAGACAGGAATCTGAACGAGTCAAAAAGCAAAACGATGCTAACAGCGAGAAAACTGACTGACGAGGAAATCAAGGACAACGACTCCAAGTATGAAGGGTGCTTCATGCTGGAGCCTAGGGAGTACCTTGACTGGGCTATAGATAAGAAGATTCATAGCCGTAGTTGCGTCCAGTACAATTACGACAGGCTTGTGCTGGCGTTCATGTTAGCCAATGACTGGGATGAGAACTCCGCCATAACTTGGATTGATTATAATCTTAACTTTAATCCCAAAGAGGCTAAGATGCCTGTGATTTATCGGGAGCCTGTTGACGATGACGATTGATTGTCCATCTGATTAGGATGTACAGTCCGTCCAGCATGGCTATCGCTATGCCAATGCCAACCACCCAAGCGAACCATCTGGTGTCCACTATCCACGCCAGACATGTTGCCAGCGTACCTCCAGCGACAAGCACAAGCCCTCTTGTCTTGAACGGAGTGAACGCCACAGCAAGAAGTCCCGCTGTCATTATAGCCATGCCAACGCATGACACCATCCACAGTATCTTATCCTTCATCTCCCTTTGACGCTCGTTCTCCGAATTCTCAGCCATTGCATGTGCGATGGCAATCTCAGTCTCCTGTTCCTCTACTATAGCCCACAGGCGGTTGGTCTCAGACTCAACCTTCAACGCTTTTTCTTGGTCTTCCTTGACCGCTTTGAGGTCGTTGGTTTCAACCAATCGTCTAAAGTATCCGACCCTTTCGACTGAGGGCTCTCTGACTCCAGAAAGTCTAGTGACTTGCCCTTGGAGGATTTCCCTTCTGACCCCAGCATCGAGAGTAGATGCGACAGCAGAAATGGCAGAATTTGCATCAGAAACGACTTGTTCGACTTTTTCAATGTAGTTATCCTTTTCTTTATTGGTTATTATTATAGGTTTGGTCTCTTCAACAGTCGCACACCCGACCAGCAATGCCGACAGTATCGCTATCCTAATCATCGGAAAAGACTTAAGGCATGGTCAAGCGACACGCCTTGACGCTCGTACCTTGATTGCGGATTGTTGTGGACACTTGTGGTTCCAGACGGAGGAACCATTGTTCCATAATATCCCTTTCCATATCCAGCACCAGATGTGGCATCTCTGGCTATTCTTTCTTTATTATCCCACAATCCAAGCGTGGCAAAATTTAATGATGTCTCAACACCAGCCGCCGCCGCCATGCCTAACTCATCAGAGAAGTCTGGCTTCCAGTTTGCATCGTTCTTCCAAGCGTTGAGTTTGTAGTTATCTATTCTGCTTGGAACCCTTGCAATCTCAAGTCCAGCACCTACAACGGCAAGACCCTTTCCAGCAACACTTACCGCTCTAGCAACTTCTGGTTGTGCGGCAACTGTTTCAGCAATATGAAGTGCGTTCTTTGCATGCTGAGATGGCGATGTTTGCATGAACGGCTTGGTGTAATCAAATCTCCAGTCAATCTTTGGAGGACCGCTTTTGAAGCCTTTCATGTTACTTTCCCAAGCATTACCTACAGCATCTCCAGAAGTAAAAGTACCCATTCTAATATGTCTTTGATTTTCTGGATTTATCCTATCTATAAATCTAGTTTCTCTTTCTGGAAGCATAGTAGAGTATGTTCCAAAGTCTGGCTTTCTTCCCATTACTTCTGGAGATTGCCACCTTGAGCCACCGCCTCCTTCCATGAATTCCTTAGGTGACGGGATGTCCATTCCGTATATATTAATAGTCTGTGCGTTTGCTCTATATGCGTTGCTTCTATATAAAGGATTTACATTAGGGTCAAATTTATTTGTTGCTTCTATTATAAAATTTTGATTAGGTCTTAATTTATAATTGCTAAGATAATTACCCTGTGGAGCCCCATATGCAAAATAAGCCTCTCTGCCATAATCTTCAGAACCTTTTATAGCACCGCTTCTTAGAACATCTTGATATATAGAGTTAGGATTATTATCTATGTCTTGTCCAAGAACTCTCCAGTATGAGTCATCCTTTACTTCAAATCCCCATATGGCTCTTTGAAGTTCTGGGTCTTTGATTGATTTTCTAAGTTCAATTGCCATTGGTTTGTTTCTTGAATTTGTTTCTTACGAATGTGAATAACTCTGGGGCGATGGAGCCAGAGATTGAGCAAAGCGAACACTTGTAGAATGGGTCGATGTCCGCTTGGTACAGGGAGAAGTAGCACAGCACACCCACTATAGCCCCAGCGATTACCATCCTTATCCACTTGATGGTGTTGTACTTTTCGTCCGTCAGTATCAACCTAGCCAGAGCCCCAAGTCCGCCAAGGATGGCGAACAGCCACCCAGCCTTCTTGAATTCGTCAATCACTTGGCTCATGTCGTTCATTTCTGAAGTCCGTTTCTATGGATGTCTGCGATTATGTCGTTGATGACAGCCTCCTCATCGTCTCTGACGGAGATTGCCGCCTTCATCGGGTTGAACAGTCTAAACTTACCCTTGAACTTCAGTATCTCGTAGCCAAGTGCGTTGCGGAATCTGGTAGCCACATTCTTGGTATTGTAGTCAAGACCTCTGATTTCGGCATCTTCAAACATGTCGAATGTTATGGCTTTGTCAATCAACGCCAGAGGCATCGGTTCCCCAGCCGTACCATTCTCTGGTAGAAGCCCAGCAATCTGGACGCTCTTCTTAGGTCTGGTAACCATAGAGATGGCTGGCTCGCTAGGCATCATCACCAACAGAGGCTGTAAGGTCTCTGGGTCGATGTAGACTGGGATGATGTTCTGGTCACGCATGGACAGGAGCATCTGAATCAAGGCGTTGTCCTTGATAGCCTTCTCTCTGGCAATCTCGACATAAGCAGGGTTCTTCTGGGCAAGGATAGCCAGACCATTCTCTGGTGACATGTTCTTAGCCCTTATAGCCATGCTACGCTCAAGTTCGATTCTGCGGATGAGCAACTGAGCCTGTTCGATGGTGTTGACATAGGCGATTGGTCGCTTGTCGTACACGATTCCTGTGATTGGAGAGGTGTAGTTATTCTGCACAATTTCCAACTTACGACCCTTCTTGGTGACTGAGAATCTGCCGTCCGCTGTGCTGGCATCCTCGGTAGTGCCGACAAGGGTAAGGTCATCGTCCATGTTGAGGGAGTCGATGATGTACTGCTTGAGTTCCTTATCTCTGAGCATCTCGATGAAGCCCTTGCCAAGCGATTTGGCTCTGCTCTTAAGGTCTTCAATGTCTGGGGTGACAACCGCAGGTGCAGTCGGGTCAATAGTCTGAGCAACAGGAGCAACAGGCTTGGCTGGAGGAGCCATAGGTTGTGGCTTAGGTAGGACAACCTCTGGCTCGTTAGCCGCAGGAGTAGGCTTGCTCGGTATTGACGCTTTTGGTTTCGAGGCAGTCTGAGGTGTAGCCTTAGGCTTGGGTGCTGGCGTAGCCTTAGCAACCGCTGGCGGGACGCTGGAAGCCTCCACACGCCTTGGTGCGGGGGTTGGCTTGGTCTGCGGCTGTGGAGCCGCCTGTGGCTGAACCACAGGGGCTTGCATGGGCGTAGCCAACGCAGACGGAGCCTTGTTAGCGTACTTGGTCTTGTCGAACTTCTTGTCAAGTTGCTGGAGAACAGAGGCAAGGTCTGGGTGGTACTGTCCAGTAAGGGTTCTAGGACCGCTCTGGAACTGGCTCGGAACAAGCATCGACACTTGCTGACCACCATTGTCCACGGCAAAGTACTTGCCCATCTTTGGGTCGAACCCAATCTTGAACATGCCGTAGTAGTCAGCCATCTTGCCAGCCTTGACTTGAGCCTCAACAGCGTTCTTGTCCGCATTCTGGTCTTGAACTGGGATGGCTCTCTGTTCTGGAGCAACGACCTGTTGTTTGGCTGGAGTATTGACCTTTGCTGGCTTTGCCGCCTCTGGGATAGCCTTTTGCTCATCGGTCTTTGGCATGCCGCCAAGAACTGAGTCGATTAAGTCAACACCCTCTTCAACATCAAGAAGTTCTCTGTCCTTGTTGCCTTTGAGTCCAACAACTTGCGAGATATCGCTGATGTTTCTTCCAGTAACATCTATCGGAACAACAGGCTCTTCTTGGGCAGGAGTCTTTCCTTGAAGGTCACCAACAGTCTCTGGCTGTTCGGCAGTCCCCTTCTTCTTCCTGCGAGCCGCCGCTTGCCACATCGGTTGACCTTCCTTGATGGAATCCATCTGAGGAGTTCTGTCAAGGATAAGACCTCTGCGTGATGCTTGCTTTTCAATGTCACCATTGCCAGTCCATTTACCCTGTTCCATTCCCCAAGTTTTTTGTGAATCTGGACGCATTCCAGAAACAACTTGAACGAAATAATCGAAAACCTGTTCGGCCTGTTCTTTCGTAAGACCATACTTCATTTTATTCGTTGTAACTCTGTCACGAAGTTGTTGTTGAAGGTTCGGGTCATCGCCTGCACTAATCCAAGTCTTAGCGGTTTGTATTGAGGCATCGTAAGCCCTCTTTTGGTCACCATAATTCGGGTCTCTGGCTTCTTCTTTAAGATAATGACCTATCATATCAAACAATGGGTCTGTCTTGGCATCAGCAATTGACTTATTCTGCCTTAGTTTTCCACCAAACTTTTTAGTGTAAGCCTCCATTACTTTTGGAAGAATCTTGCTGTAGTAATACTTGGAATCACCTCCAGTAAGTATCTGAGGCAGTTCTGGCGGGATAATGATAATGCCCTCGTAGTCACCATCGACCATCTCCTTAAGCAACTTCTTGAACATGAGTTTCGAGAAGTCCTCGGTGCGGAGGAATGGCATGTATTCCGTTACAACAGTATCTCTTCTGTAAGCAATATCATTCTTAAGTCTTGCTTGCAGTTCTGCACCAGTATAATTTTTGTGCGGACTGGCTTGCTCATGCTTATTCATTAGTTCAACAGCCATATGAAGAACTTTTTCCCTAAACTGTCTATACTCGTAACTGTTCTTGTTGCCCATTGAATTGTTTGTCCATGCTTGCCAAATCTTTTCATACATATTAGAACCAGTAGTAGATGTTGAGTCTATTCCAGCCAGATATTCATCAACAGCCTTGTCTATGAGTGAATACATGTTCTTCTTACTGAAATCATCAGTCTTAAATTCACCAGTCCAATAAGTAGAACCTTGTGGATTAATATCAAAAAGTTCTTTCTTAGTCATGCTTGCTATCTCTTCATGGAGAATTCTTCCAATTCTTTTTACAGACTTCTTTACGCTTCCTCCATTATCATTCTCACGAATTACATCGTTAATCATCCCAAAGAAGTAACCAAAATCATAATATGGCAACCTTGAATTATGACCTGCAATCAGTCCAGAACTTTCAAATGAGTGAATTTCTTTTAACTCATCTACAGTTACATTTCCCCTTTGTGTGATTGTATCTTTGAGTTCCTTCAATCTAGGGAGAATACCTGCATTAAGGAATCGATTTCTAGATGTTGGCGTAGCAGAATTTTCTACAACATAAATCATTCTATCAATGACAACATTGAGATTTTCAATAAACCTTTCTCTTCCTCCAGCAATCTTATCATCTATTGCTCCATCAACAACTTTTTCACCAATAGCCTCCATCACCTTCAAACTGCCTTGTTCAAAGCCATCATCTGTTGTTATAGAAAAACCTGTGTCTGGGTCTGCCGAATTTTTCAACTCTTTCTTTGATGCTTCCCACTTATACCAAGTATCAATTATCTTACCTTGTCTTTCTAGTTCATCCTTAACTTTTGGAATTTTTTCAAATTCTCGCTGAGACATGACAGTTTTCCGCTTCTTATTTGCAAGCATAGCCCTTTCATCCATTAACCCTTCTCTCTCTTTCCATAGTTCTGGCTGAAGTTCATAAGTCCTATCAACAATATCTCTTCTTACGATTTCTCTGCGTTTTTCTGGAGTAACCGCTGGACTTTGTGGATATAAG